CACTATATAAATGTATAGCACCTATTATATATCTGTTTGGTGCAGCAAATGGACCTGTTTGTGGCATTGTTACTCCAGCAGTTGCACACAAATAATTAGATGACTCATTTGACAAAGTACCTATATCCCCTTCCCAAGTATTGTTAGATGCATTTCTTGCATGTGTCCACATGCCTTCAGCTACAAATGAAGGATCAGAGTCTTTATTTAAACCCTTATTAAAACTATTAGTAATTAACTGCGCACTATTTTGACCTTGCTGCTTTGCCATACTATACTATTCTATTGTAATTACCAGCATAATTTCTATTAGCAAAATATGCTTTATCAGGTGAATAACTTTCAAACATATAGTAATATTTACCATACATTGCTTTTCTATTTGTCCACCACATTTTTTCCATCTCTCTAAAGTTTGGTGTATTAACCAAACCTAACGCTTGATTTCTTGCAGCTTTTAATCTTTGTTCTATTAACTGCATTCTTTGTGCTACATCCTCTCCATTTAAATATAGGTTTTCAAAAATCCTTGACTTAAATGCATACTCATAATAGTCATTTAAAAGATCATGATCTGGCACTAATAAGTTACCATTATCATCTTCCATTTGACCTTGATAGTTTAAATATACTTTACCTGTGTCAAATGTTGTAAATAAAAATCCTCCTTTAATCCATCCTTGATTTGCGGTATTCCAATAAAGATTAGGACAGTCACATTCTATTTCTTGACTTGGCTTCATTCTTAATGGAATAAGATCTGTATAAGTTCTTGTTGCACCTGAGTTATTTAATACTTGAACAAGTTCCCATTTTTCACCTTTACAGTTCATAAATACTCTTGGAGCAATACATGTGTCACCATAAGGATTTAATGGATCATACTGTGTAGGTATTGGATCTACTATGGGGAAATTAAGATCACATCCTGCAGTTTGATTACATGGGTTAGAATTACATGTTCTACAGTTTACAGTTGGTGGGGCACACACATCTACATTAGCTGGTACCTCTTGGTAAGGTACTTCTACAATATGAGTTCCTGAAGCTTGTTGTCCATAACCAAGTTGTTGTACAAAGTTTCCACATATAAAAGCAAAGTTAAAAGTATAAAAGTCATCGGGCAGTTTTACCTTACCATGGCATACTTCTAATAGAACTTCTTTTTGTTGATTTAATCTTAATCCTAAATCATAATTAATTCTCTTAGCAACTTTAATTAATTGCTGAGGCTCAATCATATTTTCTAAAGCAAATGTATTTAAGTCAACTGTTACATCTTCTAACAGCTGATCAAATGTTCTATATTTAAGAGTATAGTTAAAGTCCATTATCTAAGTACATTTTGACTATCATCAGAACCATCTGTAGGAACTTGCATAGTCATGGTTAATTCTTTAATTACAAATTGCTCTATCTCAGAAAATAAATATTCTGGAAATGATAGTGGTTTATCTTGTGCTATATCACATGTCTCAGTACATGGATCTTGAACTCCTTGGAATATAGCTTCCATTCTAACTGCATCCCAATCAATATTAGGACAGTATATATAACCATTAAGATACCAGAAATATTTTCTAGTATTATATTTAAATGTAGTTGTTTTAGTCATAGAAACCCAAGTACCTGGATCTGTTCTAAACATCTCTATGCTACCATCTATTGAAGATGTGGTACGTATAATTGGACCCATTGCTCCATTAAGAATGGTTGGAAGTTTTTCTTTTGATCTTTTAAAATAACATCCTGAGTAAACTCCCAAACAACCAGCTTCTACTTTATCTACATCTATAAGTTCAATGTAAGGCAATACCTGAAATATAGAACTAATCTTCATCAGTCTAAACTGATTATCTTCTCTCTTAAGAAGAGTTTGTCCATACTTTATAATAGAAGAATAGATAACTCTATCTGTTAAGAATGGATCTTCTTTAACAGCTTTTAGAGTATTTCTAACTCTTGATATTGCTTCACCTATAGTTGTCATAATTCAAACTCATTATATTGTTCCAGCTCTTTGGCAGTTTTATTTTTAAGACTATGTTTAAAAGATATTCTTTTGTAATCTAATTTTAATTTTTTATTTGGGTCAACAGCTACATACATATTCCAATTCTCTGGGTAAGATTTTGCAACAGATCTTTTAAATTCTCTACATGCAATAAAACTCCAAAACTCTCTATTCTTCATTTTGTGTTTTAATGCGTAGTTTGTAAAAAATATTTTTGCAAGCTTACCATCTGTTTCCCAATTTTTATTTGATACTGCTACACCATATTTATTTGATTTTGCAAAATCAATATTTTCGGAAGATGGACTTTGGCATGTTCCAATAAATAACCAACCAACTGCTTCAGGTAATTCTACACCATCTCTAGTTTCTATAACTGTATTATATATAAACTCATTAAAAGATTTAATTATCTTTCTTATGTCTTTATTATCCAAATTTTTATACTTTGGATATTTCTTTTTAAAACTGTCAAAGAACTCTTTGTTCATTATACTGTAAACTTCAGGTCTATACCTTGAAGCATTAAGGTTTGGTTTTTTAAAATCCCTCATACTATACTAATTAATATACTAAAAATAAATGACTTTAACAAATATAGGAATAAAAGCAAAACCCCCGCAAGTGCAGGGGTTCTACCAGTTGTTACAGAAACCAACAAACTGCAACTTTATGTATTAAACTTCCTTACCGCACGCACATAGTAGGTGGAGTTCTTGAAGGCGTTGAAGGCACCCCCACTGGAGAAGAAGAAGTACCACACGGTGCTGCTGTCGTACTCCGTACTACTCCAATAGGAGGTGAAGACTAACTGAGTTCCTCCAGAACTTGTTATTCCTTGTGCTACTTCCCATCTGTTATTAAATAATTTATTTAATTCATCTATGGCTGGGAGGTACCAGTCTGTTTTACCATTGTTTGTACTTGCATCACATAATTGAGCTGCGGTACCTACTGTAATTCCACCAGGTGCTCCTGCGGCAATTAGATTTGTAGTATTAGTTTTACCATCCCATGTACTTTCAACATTTGAAATATCTATATTTAAAGAAGCCCATTGTGCTGATGTAGATAAATCATTTGTATCAACAACAAGATAATTTTGAACTGATCCTGGACCAGGTGATCCTCCAGGCGTTCCAGATAACCATCTATGGAATATTACCCCACCTTCCGTTGAAACATATTCACCAATTTCATAATCCCAACTGTTTATTATTAGAGTATCTCCTATTATATTAGTAGATATTTCTTTACCACCAATTACTGTAAGTATATCAACTGGCGTATTGGCTGTTGTAAATCCTGCATCACCAATAAATGTTGCCCAAAGATTTGGTGAAACCACAGAGGGTGCTGATATAGTTATATCTGTAGCAGTTGATGATAATGAAATTCCTGTACCAGCTTTTAAACCTTTGGTAGCTAATGATGGTCCAGTGCCATCATTTACTAAACTTTCATGCGCCCCAGTACCAGCATCCCCTAATCCAACGGATGATGCCGGACTATTATTTGTAATTGTTATTTCATCTGTAATTGCATTAGTTGTAATCTGAATGCCAGTACCGGCAGCTAAAGTTAATGTATCATTATTACTATCTGCAATTACTGTTGATTGACCAGCTACAGCAATATTTTTAAAAATATTTTGTGCAGATCCCGGATCAGTATTACTAACAATATAAGATGTAGTATTACCTACGGTAGATGATGTAACATTAATTCCTGTTCCATAATCTACAAGATAAACAGGTAATTCATTTGGATCAAAGCATACTGTATATGTAGTAACTCCAGTAGATGGATTAGTTGTAGATGTAACAGATAAATAATCATTTGTTCCACATACATTAACTACTGCACCTATTGATGGTGCAACAACAAATTCACAAAAATAACTAATAATATCATTTAATGCATCTGCAAGATTAGTATCTGTTGCAACAACAACCTCATTAGCACATTCTATAGGACATCCAGCCGGAGTTGGGCATGGTGCAGGTGATACTAGTGCATTGTCTGCACATCCACATTTTTTACATCCACAATTTGTACAAGTATTAGTAGCCATAGTTTAATTTATTAAGGACAAACAATTGGTGTTGGTATATCAGTAGTACAAGGATTTATATAAGCAATTAACCCGTCTAATTGAAATATAAACCCTCCAAGATTTGTTTCATCATTTGCATTACAACTAAATTGATATCTTAGGTTTGTATCATATTCCATATCCAAACCAATTGTTCCTGGTGCAACATTACTATTTACATTAGTATTTGCATTATCAAACTTAGGAACATAGTCTCCAATACGAACATGTGATACAACATAGTTTAAATGAGAAGTATTAAATGCATCTGTTCCAGAAAAAGCATTTTGCTCTCCGTTTTTAAGTAAAGCAAAAGATAACGTTTTATTACTTGCAATTGATAAACTTCCAATGGTAGTAAGAATAGTACTGGTATCTGGAATAGAATTAATCTGAGTTCTTCTATAACCTATTGTAAAGTTTTTAGTATAGTTATCATCAAGGCTTTCTAATGCACTCATTACTGAGTTTGGTATAACTGACACACCTTGATTAAATGTAATCAATCCAGTAGAGGATGCAATTACAGAACCAGCACCAACTGATGCAGGAGTTACAGTAGTAGACAAATAATATGTATCTACTGGTGGAGTATTTTGATATTGCCATAATAATGGTGCGCCTACTCCATCATCAATAGGAATCATTACTTGACCTTTAAAATGCAAAGTAGTTCCAATTCTTCTTACTCTTGGTCTTAATGCATCTGTATCAGATCCTGTATAGAATCCAAATCCATCAAGATTTATCCAACCAGTATCTAAGATTTTTGCAGAAAAAGAATATGCTGGACCTGTTGAAACAGAAAGCTGAATTGTATTAGTGGTTGATCCAGTAAATGAAAGTGAACTCACATACTGATAAACATCACAAAGTGAAAGCCAAATGTTATTAATTGCATCTGCTACAGTATTTGTAGATGCAATAGGAACCCATTGGCCTAAATAAGCAACAGAAAATGGTGTCCCATATACAAGTGAAGCATCAGTATCAACTATGCATTGTGACTGAACTGCTGCAAGAATATCTGCTGGTAAACCTGTAGTAGATCTTAATGCACAATATCCATAAGTACCGTCATTTACTAATGCATCTAATACTTCAGTAAGTGTATAAGTTCCTGGAGAACCCATTGCTTGAGCATATTCAGCAATATTCATGACTGTTGTTGTACCTATAACAAAACAAGGCGCAACAGTAACTAATGTGTCTGCGGATGTTGATCTAGTAGTTACATTAGTAGCTGGTATTGCAGCAGCTGCCGCTTGAGCAGCTTCTATTGCACAAATTCTATCAATTAGAAATTGAATTAACTCTTGAATGTTTTGAGGCTTACAGCTTGCTAAATCAAAACAAGATAAGTCATAACCATTAACATCTAAAAGATCCATGATATTGCAAAGCTCAGTAGCAAGCTTATGAATAACATCGGAAACAGTATCTCCAGTGCATAGTTTAATACATGGAATATCTGGACCCTGCCAAATCACACAATTACTTGATATTGGACTACATGGACTATTATCTAAATTTATAGGTTTCATATCTATAATATACTAATTATTATTGAGAATTACAAGTGGTTATTGGTTGTGAACAATTACACGGAGAATATCCACATGATGGTGTACTAGGACAACAAGAATTTACTACTGTACATTCATAGTTAGGATCTCTTAATGCATCCATATCTATAAGTTCTTTCTTTATAACCCATTTATCATTTTCATCTGGACAACAATCTGTTATACCATATCTTAGATAAAGAACTTGTTTATAATAAACATCTGCAGATCTACAAGATATTTTTTCATATTTTTCTGTACTGCAAACAGGTGTACTATATCCAGGTTCAATACTTCTTCTTGGATAAATAATTGCTGGGCAATCCCATACATCTGTAGTAGTTTCTGTACAATCTCCAAATGTTTCTATATAGTCTGTTTCAGGATAATACTCTGCCCAAACTCTCATACAGAATCTATCTGATTTTGCACCTGCAGCAAGAGTAAAGAACTGAACATCTAAATTACAGTCATAGTATCTATATTCTTTAGATGTAGTGCTGTCATTTCTTACTGTTGTACAAATACATGGAAATGTAAGTAAACATTCTGGACAGTCTACATATTCTACTTCCGGTATTACTATACCAGCATTTGTGGGAACATTAGTTGCATTTACCGTCCAACATGTTTCTGGACAATATTTGATTTTAATTACAGAACCTAAGTATTGACTAAGATCTGTGTAAGTAATTATTGGATCTTTAAATCCAGTACAATCTGTTAATTCATAATACTCTCTTGCACATTCTATACAATCTATATAAGCTATTGTTACAGTAACAATTGTATCTGACGGTATGTTTTCTATTTCTTCTACATACCAACATCCAGGACAATCTTCTCTAATAATTACTTGTCCAACATACGCACTTAAGTCTGAACTTGTATAGACTATAAGATTGCTATTATCACAATTAGTTAATTTATACTTACTTGGATTTTTACATGTAATACAATCTTCATATACCTGAAGCACAGTAACATCAATAGCACAATCACATTCTGCCACTTCAGTAACTGTCCAGCAAGTATCTGGATAACCATCTAATACAACTATTTGCCCTAGAATAGCATATACTCCTAATGATACTTTGTTAGTGTAAATAGGATCTAAAAGTCCATCACAAAGATCTTCAAGTTTATAGCATCCAGTTTGACATTCATCATTTATACAAGGAAGGCCAATATTAACCACAGGTATTGTTCCAGCAACTTCTCCTTCAATTACAGGATATATTTTAGAGCATATTTGAAACTCAGGTAAACTTAGTGTAGTATTATGTAAACTATTATTACAATCTACCCAATAGATATCTTTTGCTGATCCTACAACCGTGTAACAAAGACATTCACAATTACATGTTTCACTAACTATCTCTACTTCTACAGAGTCAGCGCAAGTTCCAGTAGTAACTAACTGTACATAAAAACATCCTAATGATGGTTCTTCAACTAAACTTAGTTCTACAAACTGTCCAAGATAATCTGAAAGATCTGTATATGTATTAAATGGAGGAACACCTCCGTCACAAGAATATACTCTGTAGCATGGAACATCACAACCTGGGCATACTAATGTATCATTACAATCTATAGCTTCTGTGTAATTTGCTGTACTATTAGCAGGAACAAGAGGTAAGTTTCCAAAAAATACTGGATCATTTGTAAATGCATTTGAAACAGTATAACAAGTATTAGATTCTAATCCTTGATAGTTTGGTCCTGTATATAAATAAGTACCTTCATCTATTGTAATAAAAAATTTATCATCTCCAGGACTAAATGAAAGCACATCTCCTGTACAGCAATTAGTAAATTCATAATATAAGAAACTTGTAAAACAAGGCTCTGCAGCAATAAACTCTAATTCAGCTGAATCACATAAAATACTGGTTCCTGTTGATGTATTATAAATGTCTGCAGATACAATACACCCCAATGGACCAGTAGGTATAATACCAGTTATAGTATAAGGAATTGTAATAGTTCCTGAAGAGAAAGGTCCATTTACAACATATGGACTTGTTCCCCCAAGTCCACAAGCTGTTCCAAATGCAATTAAACCTTGTAAAGTTGAACTATTATATATTTGTATAGTTCCAGAAATAGAATATGTCTGTGTAACCGGATCACATTCCGATACTATTACTGTTAATGAACCTGGAACTATGCTACACATTACTTATTTGTATTTTCTTTATTCTTATTATTTTTTATTTGTGCTTCATATTTTGCTAAACAATTAGCACATACTTGTTGTCCATTAGATGCTTTTCTTTTCTGACATCCGCAGGATAATTTTGCTTTACAGTTAGGACACGCGTTCATATTTATTGGTTTTTATTGGTTTAACAGTTTTTACATTCCATTTTATTTAAAAGCTTAACGGCATAGTTGTATAAGCTCATACCTTTCTGTGGCTCAAGACAAAACTCTACCTTAGACTTTGCTGCTTGAAGATACATAAAAATTAATCTTAGTTCTTCAAGTCTTTGTTTTACTTTAAATGGAGGATCACATGCTGCAACATCCATATCACAAAGAATCTTGTAATATTTGTTTAAAGCACTTGTTACTCGCAAATGATTATACTCTACATATACCTGATCATTTGGAGAAACACTATATTTTATAATATAAATACCGTCTGGTAAATTATAATATTGAGTTCCGCAATCTGCTGTTTGTAATTGTAAATCACAAGCAGTTAAAGTTATGTGACCATCATTTACAAAGTTGGTCATTGCTGTTCCTTCAATTTGATTAGAATAACCAAATCCAGGTACAGTAACATTTAAGGTAGGGCATACTATTGGAATAGCAGGATTTGCTGTCTGATATACACTTGTGTCAAGTATCTTTAGAATGCATTCATTCATTACTTGAGGCACCTCTAAACTTAATACATGATTTGCCATATAACTTTCTTTTAATAAAAAGGGAGAGGAGTATAAACTCTCTCTCCCCTTTATTTATTTATTAACCTTTAATTCTTAGATTCCGCACTGAGTTGGAAGAGCTGGGAAAGCAACTGCTGAACAAGTTGAGTTGCAAGTAAAATTCTCAAGCTCACATACTCCACAATTACTCAACCAAGATGTAACATTGAATTCATATGCGGCTGCAGAACCAGCATCAGTAAAGATAACTTCTAACAAGTATTGATCATTATCAAATGTTCCAGATGGATTGTTAAATCTAGGGACACTGTGTTGTAAGTAAGTTCTGTAGTAAAGTGCTTGTCTGTTAACAGCATTTACAATTTGGTTACCTTGAGTAATTTCCCGGATTCTGAAATCAGAAGAGAAGAAATTTTGTCTGTAAGACTCAGAAAGAATGATATCTCTAAGAACTGATTCTCCAAGACCCATTGCTTGAGATCCTAAACACTCATTAACAACACAAATTCCTGTAAATTCACATGGATCACCATTTAAATCTACTTCACTTGGATATAAATTAACTGGTTGTTTCTCATAGAAGTCAGAAATTTGGAAAGTACAATCTCCAAATCTTGTATCAACATAAGCACCATTAAGAATTAAACCAGCACATGCACCTACGACATGTCCTGGAGATACATAGTTATCCCAAGTACCAGCACCAACTGAAGCTAAGAAAGCAGCATTTGTTCCTGGAGCATACCAAATAACACCAGCCTCATCTTGAATAGCAATCTGAATGAATGGAGATACAATTGGAGAGTTTAATAAGTCATTAGCCCAAAGGATCATTACCTCAGTTGAGTCAACTGCAACTGGAGCAATAGCTCCTGCTGGACAACATCCTGTGTAAGCTGTAGCAGTATAGTATGCATTGTGATCTAAGAATCTTAATGCAGGAGAACCTTTAACATCTAAACGAAGATTATAAGTCTCACCACATAAGAATTCTTTACAACAGTTTGTTCCAGGGATAACTGGATCAATTGGAGCTGTAACAGTTAACACATCAATAGTAGCATCATTGTTACCACCAACAATAGTTAATGTATCACCAATAGTATATCCTTTACCTGGAGAAAGAACACTAACAGCAGTAACTGCATTAGCTGCAACAGTAATTTCTACGATTAATCCTTCTCCACTTCCACCTGTTACAATAGTTGTAGAAGTACCATTAGTATAACCAGTACCACCAACCAATGAACCAGCATCAAGTGTAAGAACACCACCACCAACACTAGCATAAGTAGAACCAACGTGTACTACATTATTAGTAGGAAGACAAGAATCTACACTATAGAATCTAGATACATATCTAGGATTGATAAGTTTAGATTTGTTAGTCTCTTGGTATCCACCTAAGAAAGGACTAATTCTGTCTTGGCAGTAGATAGCAGAACCTACTAAGTAAAGTGGACAACAAGATGCAAGATCACCAGGAGTTGCAGAAATCAAATCTCTAGTAAATAGACCAACATAGTTGTTCTCATAGTTACCATTGATTGGAGTAGATGCAGCAGCAATTTGATTTAAAGCATAAGTTGGTAAACTACCTGTAGTCATATAACCACCAGTTGCACTAGCATTACCTAAAGAATTTCCAGAAGGATCTGTGATCGGAACTCCAACAATGTTAGCTCCTGTAGCAAGAAACGTTTTCTTAAACGCATGATTAAAATAAGCCATTTTTTTAAATTTTAGTTAAACATATATATTATAATATAGTAAAAATATCTGTAACTCCAAAATTATTTTAAGAAAAGTAATTTGTACTTTCCGGAGTTAATAGTATCTTTTACAGTATCCAATGAATTTACAATTTCAGAGTAAGGCATTTTAGCTTGTAGGCTATTAATCATTTGATACATATCTCTAAGATATGCTATACCTTCTTCTACTGTATTCAATGTTCTTGGAGCTGACTCTTTATAGTCAAGTAATTTTTCTGATGCTCCTTGATATCCTTCAGCAAGATCATCGGCATGTCCAGGTAGTGCATCATATAATTCATTAAGTGCTTTATGAGCAGCATATGATCCGGTCCCTTTTACTTTTAAGTGAAGTTTATGAATACTAGTTGCAGCATTCATTAATTCTGATACACAAGCTGCTGTCATTGTATCACAATTTGCAGATCCTCCTGTCGGAGCACTTGAATAAGATGCTGATGTCATAGCATCTCTTTTTAACATTCTAGGTTTTTCCATTTTTATTAGTTGTTACGTTCTGCAGTTTCTGTACCTCTAGAGAATTGGTTTCCAGACTCAATATCTCCAGCTAGTATACTAACTGCTTCATCAATTATTACTTCTATTATATCATCTTTAAACTCACATGTAACATTAACAGAAGATTGTAAATTAGTATAAGGGTCTACACATCCCTGAATTTGAATCTTTCTAGGTTGTCTATAGTATGTAAGTTGAACTTCCGGAATATTAAATTCTCCGTTTGTGTAGATATTTATATTATCATCTATAAGAGTAGCAAATGTTTCAGCCCATTCAAAACTAGGTTGCTTTAATTTGTCTCTTAAAAGTATAGATACATTTGCTTCTTCAGCAAGATATATTACCATTCTTCTTTTATCACAACAATCTTTCTGAGCAAATACATCTACTCTTTTCCATTGAAGATAATTTCCAGGGATACTTAAAAATGAATAGTCTCCTTTATCTGTTAAATTAGTTATAGTAGTTTTATTAAGAAGAACTTGTAAATCATCTTTTCTTCTGGTAGATTGCTCATCACCTTCTTTAACTACATTAATACCATGCAACTGTCTTCTAGACCACTCTACTTGGGCTTTATTAAATGCCTCGACTATCTGCCAACATTCTAAGTTGTCATAGTCCTGGCTATCTAATTTATTTAGCCGTTGTTTAATCTTTACAGTTATAGTACTATTTAACATTACTATTTATTTTTAGCAATTTTCTTTAAAGTTTTTGCAAGAGCCTTTCTCTTAGGAGTACAAGTAGGTTTAGTCATAGGTGTACAATATCCTTTATGTGCAGGATTAATTGCTTTCTGAATCCACTTCTTATCAGTTGATCCACCTTTCTTAAACTTAGTTCTGTCAGGTTCTCTTTCTCCAACAGGAGTATATCCCTGATCTTTGGAAGATCTAATTTTACCAGGATATCCTCTCTGTACTTTTACAGATGCACCAAATTTTGCAGTAACCTTCTTAGTTGCCATGACTTACTTTTTTACTTTACCTTTATTTCTACAGCTACACATGATTATTTCTTTTTAGATTTTGTCATTCCACCCATTCTGCTTTTAGGCATATTTTTAGCTTCTACTTTAGCTTGCTTTTTTTCTTGTCTTTTTTTGTATCTCTCTTCGGCTTTTTGAGCTCTACGTTGAATACCTTCTTCTCTAGTTAAACCAACTAAAGCAGCAAGTGCTCCACCAAATACACCGGCTTGCTTACCAATGCTTTTTCCAGATGGATTTGGATTTTCACCAGTATTTCCACCACCTTGATATTTTTTTGTACCACCTTTCTTAAATACTCCTCTTCCTTTAAGAATATCAGCTTTAGTTATTTCACCATCTTTATTCAAATCTGGAAAACCTCCTTTAGCCATTTTCTTAACCATTCCACCTTTCTTCATAGTAGGATTAGTTCCCATTTGATTTTTAGAAATATCCGTATTACCATTAGTAGGTCGCATTGGTAAACCATTTAATGGAATACCATAATTATAATCTGCGGCACCACCTTTAGCCATCTTTTTTACTTTCTTAACAGGGCCTCCAGCTTTCATTTTGCCACAACCCACTTTACAAGTTTTCATAATCTATATATTAAAATTAACAATTCCACTTTCTTAAAGACTTATTAATCCTTGAGTCAGGATCATTAGCTGTCTTTGAGCTTGTTAGTTTTTTCTTCATCCCAGACATTCTAGCGCAAAAGCTTTTTCTTCTGTTAGCATCTTTACTTCCGGCTTTTAGTTTTGATGGTTTAGTAGTAACAGCTGTCTTAAGTTTACTTCCGGGATTAGCTGCTCTGTAAGATGCTACGCCTTTAGCATTAAGACCTCCTTCTGGATTCTTACCTTCTTTTCTTTGCCATGCTGGAGACTTTGCCATTTCCTTTTCCTTTATATTTATAATCAGGGTTATCCTTATGCCATTTCTTTGTAGCAGCTACACCCTGCGCAACTGTCTTGGCTTTACCTTTTGCAGTAAGATCAATTGTATCCCACTGACCTTTATCTTTAGTAGGATGATTAACCATTATATGGCCAATCTTCCCTTCACCTTTTTTTGTAGTCTTCTTGTAGACTACATGTTTTTCTCCACCGGCAGTAACTTTTACTTTCTTTGTTTTTGCCTGTGCCATTATTAAAACTTTTTACCAGCAGCAATACTATTAAATTCTTTTGCTTTTTCAGCAGCAAGTCTTTTTACATCATTCATGAGCTTAGCATTCTTCTGAATCTCAGCAGCTCTTTGTAATGTAGACATAGCAGATTCAATTTCCCATTTTCTCATGTCTGCTTTGCTACCACCTAAAATAGAAATACCAACTGAAGAAGATGACTTCTTAGCTGGTGTTGATTTTGTTGTTTTTTTAATTGCCATAACTATACATTTTTAACTCTTCTACCCATTCCTACTCTTGACTTCTCAGCTTTCTTAGCAGCTAGTTTAGAAGGAGATAGTTCATATTTTGTTTTTGGTGTATCTTTAGATACTCTTTTTGTAGGCCGGCAGTATTCATTTTTACCACCGGCACCACAAGCTTTTCCTGATTTAGTATCTTGCCACTTTTCTGCTTGCCATCTTTTTAGCTCTGCACCCTTCTCAGTTTTTCTTACTTGACCTTTACCTTTACGGCATTTGGCAATAGCTTGAGAAGCCCTTGCTGAAGGAAACACAGCATACCGCGCTTTTACACTATGATAGCAAGAATCTTTAGGCATGACTATTTCTTTTTAGTACCACCCATTTTCATCATGCCTGGTTTCATAGAAGCTCCATACATTGCTTTAGGTTTAGCACCACCTGATTTCATTGTCATACCATATTTAGCTTTAGGAACAGCATTTTTAGGAGCAACACTAGTTCCACCAACTTTACCTTTTGCTACTTTAGATGCAGATGCTTTAGGATTGGTTCCAGACTTAACACCTTTACTACCAGCTTTTTTAATTGCCTGTACTTTAGCATTTGAATTAACCATACCACCAGTTTTCATTTTTTTCATAGAACCTCCTTTTTTAAAATCTGGATTATTAGTTGTTGGATAATATTCGCCATCCTTGTTTTCATTTTTTACTTTATTCCAACTTTGAACATTTGGGTCATTTGATCTTAAATAATTTTCATCATTTCTTCTATAATATGCTTCTACACCTTTAGGACTAATATATCCTGTTTTCTTATTCATTAGTGGTTTTTTAATTATTTTTTTAGTTGCCATTTTATTTTAATTTTATGAGTTCCATAGTTTTTCAACAGAAGTTGTAAGATCTTTAAGAACATCCTCATTAAGTGGGTTCTTCAAGTACTCCACAACATCTGATACATTTCTACCAAGTAAGCTATTTGACTTAGCATGATAAATATGACCATCTGCCTTACTAATAATATACTTAAAAAATACGGAATCACGAACAACTGATTTAATTTTTAGTGTTTCCATATCCATATTTACTGCATCCATGAAAGATTTTGCTGCTCTTTCTTTGTTGCTTTCTCCACCTTCACCATTTATGTACATATCCATGTTTTCATAAAGGACATCATTTGGAGTAGATTTTCTATACTGCGTGCTGTTAATATCTACAACTTTAGCAACATAGAATAGTTTTGTACTGTTCTTATCAAATAACTTCTGCAACTCAGAAAGTGCTTTGTTACGCATTTTCTTGTACTCAGTTCTGATCATCACAGTTTCTTCTTCTTTATCTAAATAAAATTTAGGCGGTTTAGCTTTTGATCTTGCATCTTCATAGCTTTTTGCTATAATTGAAAATCCTCCAGCTTCAATAGCATAAATTTTAATTCTATCAAAAGGATCTTTTGGATCTAGATATAATGGCTCATTACCACATTTAATATCTATTTTATTCCAGAAATCTTTGTTATTTGGACCAAGTAATTTTACTTTATTCCAAAAATCTTTATCTTCAATATCAAGAACATTTGCTGCTAGTTCTCTTTCTAGCTCAGCAACTGCTGTTCTGATTTCTCTGATTTTTGCTTTTCTTTGATCTTCTGGTAATGTTTTAATCTCAGGTGCAAATTCATTTAGACCTGTGATATATCTAATTACTCCATTAACTTCTAAACAAGCTAATTGCTCATGGTGCTTTACACCATCAAACAATACTTGTTCATAAATTTCTAATCCCATGTTAGATGAGTTTCTATCAAAGAACGTTCTTACAGCAATAGCTGTTTTTCTTGCGGTAGCTGCTTTATTAAGTTCTACCATTGTAAATCCTGTACTTTCCATTTTTTGTTGGTTTTAAAATTTAAAAATAAGTAAAAAGAGGGAGATATTACTCTCCCTCTCATACTTTGATCTATTATAGAGAGCCTCCGGTGATTGGGTTTCTCATAACAATTTTCAAGACTTTAGTTGGGTCTTTTACCCAAATAGCTGGCATTGTTTGAGACATCATCACACGGTACCCGTTGAATTGTCCAGAAGACTGGAATCCTTGAGTTCTTCCCATGTAGTCCATAGTACCATTTTGGTACCACCACTTCAATTGGTTATCCCAAGAAAGTTTCAACATAAAGATGTTATCATTAGTGTTATCAGTGATATCAAAGATGATAAAGCTATAAGAAGATAATGGGAAACCATCAATGATTGGGTTCTCAATATCATTTGTATGAACATTGTCAAATGCTGGGTTAAGAACAAACTTAACATTTGCCAAGAATGGAATTACATATGAAGTATAAGCAAATCCAAAGTTCAAGTCCATACCTTTACCAGTGATAGCACCAATATCAGCAGCCTGAATTAACAAACCTGATGCGATAGCTTCTTGTCTAATGGCCTCATTAACCATACGCATACCACCCATACCAGTTTGTACAATAAGAGATCTTTTTGGATCTGGTCCTTGGAACTCAACTTTACCATTGAAGAAGTTATAGATTTCTCCACGGAATAAGTCAAGAGTAAAGTTATTTTTGTTGTATACTCTTTTGAACGCGTTGTTCAACTGTTGCCAAAGTCCAACAGACAATCTGATATCATCTGGACCATCTTGACGAACTTTACCTCCTTGTCCCCACATTAAGTAAGTCTCAATGTCAGTTGCAATTTTAGAAAGGTGAGCTGCTTCCATATTTGTCAAGAAAGTTCTAGAAAGATCTCCATTGTCAAATGCTTTTTTAACAGCGTCTTTACCCATAACTTTAACCATATCCTCTAAAGATGTGATTGATGGGTCTAAGTTATTTTTGTCAAATGTTCTCCAGATCTCAGTTACAGGAACTGTACCATCTGCATTCATACCACCTTTGATCATTAAGTCTGCTCTAGAAGAGATAGAATAATGTACGTGAGCTTCAGCACCACCAACAAAGTTATAGTATTCACGGAATCCAGCTTGAGTAATGATGTCAGAGAATCTTTCACCATATTCACCTCTTGCTGAACCTTTTCTAAAGAATCTTGTACCATTAGCCAAGAATCTGTTATCAAGGAATCTGTTGTTATCGTTGTTTACCAACTGTACAGTGTAAACATAACCGTCACCTAAGTTGAGGATATCCTCATCTGTAATGTACATCTCAACCCCATTGTATTTGTCATAAGTGATGATATCACCATGTCCAAATTCTCTGCGGCTTAATTTAATTCTGAAGGTACTTCCATCAACACCTTTAAATGTGTTAAGTGGTTCAATATCCTCAAGAATATATGGAAGATCTGTAGAGACAGGGGTCTGCCACTTATACTCTCCACGAGCATTATCAACCATAATTACATTTTTGCCACCAAAGCTAGAAAGCTGGTAAAGCGGCATTTCTACTTTTTGAGCCATAGCCCAAAGGTCTACTGGACCTAAATCCATAGGTTCAGCATCTTTTAACATATTCACTAAGTGATAAGAGTCTACATGCGATGACGCTTGGTAGGCTGTGTCTCTTAGGAATATCCCATTGTTTAAAATTGGAGTTGCCATTTTTATATTTGTTTTTATTGTTACTTAATTAAAATCTCTTGAACATATTATTTCTAGAGATAGTTCTTTGTGGTTTACTTGTTTTTGTTTTAGAATCATATTCTCTATCATCATTTACAGAAGAAGTAATTTTTCTAGACTGTTCTGTCTTCAATTGTCTTACAGTTTTTTCTACAGCTTGTTTACCTCCTTGATCTTTAACTTTAGATTTATATCCATCTGGATCTGCAAGTAACCAAAGTGCTTCTGCAATAAGATCGTGTCTTGGTTCTACAAACTGATACTTCTCTAATAAGTGCCCAAGTAAGTTAGTAGGTTTAACAGAAATTGAAGGGTAGTTAGGTTGAACTAATCCTGAGAATAAAATACTTTGAGTTTTTCTATCTAATTTAAGACCTCCTAGTTCGCCAGCAGATAGTGTATTGTATACATTATCTTGATAAGCTTTTGCTTGAGCTGCTTGTTGTTCTTTCTTATACTCTTGTTCTGCAAGTTTTCTAGCTACAATTTCTTCTTGCATTCTATCTAACTTTGGTTTGAACTGGTCAGCTTTTTGTTTAAGTTTCCCCATTTCATGCCAATCTTGAATCTCAGCTTCAATTTCTTCTGCAGTTCCAAACTGTGTAGCATGTAAGTATTGTCTTGCAATCTCAGCTTGATCATACTCATTGGATGTATCTAGTTCATACATCTCTTCTACTTGCGCAAGAGTTCTAAACAAACCTTTAAGATCTTGTCCACCATCTGCAACATATTTTGCAGCTACTTGAAGTTCTTCAGGTAATGATTGAAAAAATTCTTTTGGAGTATTCTCTCTAACTGCATTTTCTCTTTCCTGAAAGTTAGCTTCAAATAGTTCACGGAAATCTTTTGTAGTATATTCCTCTAATGGTTTATCATCATCAAAAGGAATAAGAGTTCCTTCCTCAATCATTTTTACTGCTAATTCAGCAAGACCTGATTTATCAACTTTTGGTCTTCCTTTATTACCAGCATCTTCTTCCTGAGAAATTAGATTATCTAACTCAGCTATAGTTTCATTAACTACTTCTTTATTTGCTGCTTCTTCTTTAGAAGCAGGCGTGTCAAGGAACGTGGTGTCTACTGTTTCTTTAGAAAACATAGACTTTGGTTTCTCTTCTTCTGCTGGTAGCATAACACTGTCAGCTCCTGGCATTCCAAAGATCTCATCAATGTTTACATCTGCTTGACCTACCGTTGTAGAATCTTGCACTTGATTCTCATCAAGATTTTTTTCTAATTCTTCCATGTTTGTTGGTTTTGTTTATAATTTAATATAAGCAATAAACTTCAAAAATTTATATGATAAAAAATTTTTTTTCAGACTATATAGCTAAGTCTATTTTTTATTATTCTTATTATCATATTTGTTTTTGTTTTCCTGTGCAATTTGCAACTGTTTATCTGCTATATCTCTCTGCGCTTGGATTTTTTCTCTTTCAATTTGAGATTTTTGAGATTCAATAGACATTCTATTTACTTCTTTTTCTCTTTGCAAATCTGTTTGTTGTTGGTATTGTTCACTTGATCTAATCTCTTTCATGGCATCATTATAGTCTGACATCATGTTTTGATTAACATCAGACATAGAACCATAACCAGCAGCTCTAATTTCGGCAACTAAGATATCTCTTTGTCTATCTTTTTCTTTCTCAGCAGCTTGTGCATCAATCTTCATTTGCTCAATCTCTTGTTGTTTTTGAAGTTGTTCTTGTTGCATTTGCTGTTGACTTTGCATTTCTTGTTGTTTCTGAGCTTGTTGTTTTTGATCAGATGCTTTAAGTACTGTATTAACTTCAGCAATTGACTCAGATTGCATAATCTTACCAAGATCGTAAATAGATGCTCCTGTAGTATTATTCTGAATTGCCATTTGTTTTAATTGCTCAAGAATAGATCTATGATTTGCAGTTGTACTACAGAAGATATTAAGATCTCTCATTAAAAGATCTGTACCATTAATTTCAAAATTAACTTTCTCATCTGCTCCTGTGATATATGTTAATCTTGTAGATGGTTTAGTAGAGTTATAATATTGAGCTAAATCAGTTCTCATCTGATGTACTCTTGGCATTAAGTAATCACAGTGCTGAATAAAGAATATTTCAGTTTGCGCATAAGATGCTGCAACAGCTTGCTCTACTCCTGTAGCGGTTTGCTGTGATAACTGTTGCCCCATTCTTTGTGGATTAACCCCAATTACTTCATATGCTTGTTGTTTAAAGTAATTAGCAAGCTGAATCCTGGACATTAATCTATTTGTTTGTTCTAGATCAAGTTTCTGGAAATGAGAAAAGTTTAATGCATTCTCTGTATTTGTAATAGATGTATCAAGAGGTAGCATTTGGAAATTCTTCATTGCTACATAAGCCTTAGCATAATTACCTTTACCCCAATCTTCACCTAATGAGTGCCTAGGTAAAGAGTTTTGATCTAACATAATAACAGTACCAAGTTCATCTACTAAGATATCTGCAATCTGATTATTTACAATGTTATATCCAATCTGGTATGGTTTCATTAAATCTATTAGTGCTGTAGACTTTGTATTTCTATCTGAGAATACAGAACCCTCTACAGGAAGTTTACATCCATATAAACTTTGATCTCCTTTAAATTGAAACTTTAATGGTCCAATTTTATTTTTTTGGATACCGATATATATAGGAGAGAACCCACCTGGATTATTCATACCCCAGAATGAAGGAATGTTTGGTCCAATTTTAATTCCTCCCCATACTTCATTAATCCAAATCCAATCAATGTGTTCTCCAAATACTAAATTATCTTTTGTTTTATTATTAAATAATCTAGTATCATATATTGGTTTATCAATTACTTTGTAGTCTTCAGTAACAATCTCATTAGTTACTTCACCTTCTTCTGTAATCTTAGTAAGGTGACCAACTTTTCTTTGAGACTTCCAATATGCTTGAGTTACCCTAAGTAAGTATGCAGTACCTTGGTCAAAGTAATCTTCTCCTTGTGATAATATCTGGTTTATAATATCACCGCCATCCATAATAGAATTGGCTCTAGCAGTAGTATATTGTCTATATGCAAGAGATGGCATATTGACATTCCATTCATGTGATTTAGTTCCATCATAATATGTACCATCATTTTGATATCCTCCAACAATATAACCACCAGATCTAATTGGATAAATAGCCTCACAAGCTTTTAACTGTTCTTCAGTCATAATGTAACCATACTTATCTATTACATCTGATACAGTTAACATATCTATCTTACCTACCCAGTTACCTTGAGATATATATCTTACATCCGGAGACTTGTGATAGAAAGTAACTACAGGATTCCAGAGCTCTACTTCATAGTCATCTTCCATCATATGGAAATGCCAGAATTCTCTATCTGTGATAAGCATGTCTCTAAAGCCTCTTTCTTCTAGCTCATCCATTTTAAATCTTTCTACATCCACTTTATGCTGATGTGAAGCCCATTGCTCTACCATAGATCTATAATCCTTTTTAAAGAATTGCTCTATTTCAGGAAGACTTTTTAATTGTTCTGGATTTAATTGTTGTTGAGCTTCTTCTGATTGAGGATCTAATCCTTGTTCTATAAGAGCTGCTGAAATTTTAACTTGTGCTTGAGACATCAAAGTGTCTTCTACCATTTTTCTTTTTTGCTCAAGCATTTCATTATATGAATACTCATCAATGGTTTTGTATGTAAGCTTTGTTGATCTTTTAGCAAATTCAGCTACTAAGACATTAATAACATTTGGAATAATTGGATAGAACTTTAACTCTAATGCTGATGCTTCTTCTCTAGTTAATAATTCTACTATATCTTTATATTCATTATCTTCTTCAATTATATAATCAGATCTATCAATAATACCTTTTGCAAGCTTATAGTTTTTCATTAGTCTTCTTGCATTTCTTCTGATTTGCTTAAGACCATTCCATTCTAACCAGTCTAAGTTCCAAGCAGCCCATTCTGGATCTTTATCTTTTTTAGATAAAAACTGCAAAGGTTGGGTAATACTACCCATTCTATTCTGCTCTACTTTAGCACCTTTTTTTAACTGTAATGCGTTATATACTTGCATAGTTATTTTATATTTTTAAATGGGGATTTTTTAAACACTGACCCATTTGTTAATCCACGGTTGCTGCCCATATGCCTAAATGGACTACTATTTAATTTAAACATTTTTTCTGACTTTTGCAAGTTTTTAGCTGCATCATCCATGATTGTTCTTTTAGCATATCCTCTATTTGATTGCTGAATCCTCATAAATGCAACTAAAGCAGTAAATGCTACAAGTCTATCCACGTTGAGTCCTTCTACGTATTCTTGCATCTCTTTCATTAACATAGGATCTGGAATTCTTTCTATTCCATATTTAGTTCTTACTATTGTTCCATCTGGTTTTGTTTCTGTATCTAGCTCTTCTTTGCAATACTCAATAACATAACTAAGCATGTGAGCTTTAAATAAGTTACCCGTGTTTCTCCAACCATACTCCTGATAAACGTTAGTATTTGCACCAAGATCTTTAAGGAACATAATCTGTCCTTTTGGTACAAGATATCTTTGTTTCTTTCTAGATATCATGTATTGAATAAAAAGAGATATGTTACTTTCTATTAATGCCCAAGCATTATACCATTCTATTATTAGTTCTAATCTTTGATGAGTTTTATTAATATCATCAAACCTACCGCACCATGCTGCAACTATTTTATCTTGTTCTAGATAAGTCTCTGTTTCTACGCCAGTTACCTTAGTTACTTCAACTGGAGCTTTCATTACATAAATAGAACACAGTGATTCTGAGGTAGTTGTCTTACCTTCTGACACGGGGTCAATAGATGCATAATACTGACCAAAGGTTGGATCTTTAATTGGTCTTTCCCAAACTACTAATGTTCCTGTTTTATCTTCTAGTTTTTTAGATACAGGAAACTCCATAATTGGGAGTTTAGTTGTTTCTCTTACAGCAGGTTTACCATTCTCATCATAGAATATATCTAAGAATTCATATGCATATTCCTTCTCTTCTATTCTTCTTCTTTGTGCTGCTACTAAATGTGGAGGGAATACAGATACTGATCTATGTGCAAATGCCTCTTCAATATTTCTAGGGTGCTGAGATATCCTTAACTGGTAATCTTCTGGAGATAATTCTTTCTTCCATTTTTCAAATTGTTCTTCCAGGGCAATCAAAGCTTCTTCTACTTGTGAATTACCATATTGGTCTATATGTGGTGGCATAGACCATTGCTCAGGAATAAACAAACCTGAGAGACCTTCTGTTCCTTTACTGTCTATTAAATTAGTTTCTACAGCATAAATATCTTTTGAAGTAGGATTCAGGATCATATCCTTAAGAGGGTTACACTGAGATAAATCCCCTACTGAGCCTGCAGCTATAAACATACCTGTAGTAATTAAACCAGATCTCATTGCTGGTCTCATATACTCATATGTCTGATCCATCTTAGGAGCAATACCTGCCTCCTCATGGAAAAAGAACTTTACCGGACCCCCTACACCATTTGTTGGATCTTTCTCAAATGACATACCTTGCATAGTACCTTTGAGACCAACCTCATTCTTTCTATCTCCTTTTCTAACTTCTATCTTCTGTTGCCACATCATTACCTTGTGTGGAGTCATTGGTCTATACCAAGCAGTATGTTCATTTAAGAATGCAGCATATTCATCTAAGAATTTCCAAGAGCCTTTCTCATTTATATAGTCTTTAAGACTTGCTCCTATCTTTAATGTGACCCCAGACTCAAACCATATCTGGTTTAAAAGCTTAGCCATATGAAAGTAAGAGGAAGCTATCTGACGTTTCTTAAGAATAGCTACATGCTTGTAGTTGAGATGTTGTCTTCTGATTTATAGATAACTCCTCTCCTACATCTGAGTTTTTGTTCATCCCAGTAATTGATAAAATCTTTGGATTTAAATGGAGAGTCGCAGTAATATCCGTCTTGTCTGAACTTTCTGGATTCAGCATTAAATAATAAGCTAGTTTCATCAAAGTTATATTTACCTGGTTCTTTAAATAAGTCTCTTAAAAACTTGGCAAACTCTTCTCTTGAAGAAAAGTCTGTAACAGTCCAAGTTCCATTATCATAAGTTGGTATGTTTTCAAATATCTCCATTACTGATCATATGCCATTCCAATACCACCTCTTACTCTACTAGATTGTTCTTCTTGTAGATCTTTATAAGCTCCTTTGAAAGATGCTCTAATTGCCTCATAGTTTTTAGCAGCATTTACTAAAGCAGTAATATTACCATCACGCCCGTGTGTAATAGGTGTAGTTTCCATATATCTACCTAATCTATCTAACATGGATGCAATTCCTTTGTATGCTCTGGATGTAGGAGTCTCATACATTCTCTGGCAGAACTGCAGTGCTATGTATATATCTTCATCTTCAGTAGAGAAGTCTGCTTCTATTTGATCTAGAATTAAAGACTCTTTATCTAAATCCGGAGTATAAAAGAATGGATTTAAATCTGGATTAGGACAAGTCATATAGAATAAGTACTGATATATCTTGATATAGTTATCAGGATAGTTATCCATAACCATTTTAAGAGCCTTTAGAGTATAGCAATGTTCTGTGGGAATTACTTTACCATTCTGTATATCAAATAGTTTTACTATCATTTCTTTTTAATTTTATCTCTGTTATCATGTAAGTAGTGCATAATTGCAATTACCTCATCTTTTAAATATGGTATTTCCATCTGCACTACATCTTTAACAATTGGATCTCCATTATCATCATAACTAGTTAAAGGGTATCCATATTTATCTAAACCATCTGTTTCAAATACTATATGATGGATAAACATTTTCCCGGGTTGTAATTTAGGGTTATGCTTTAGTATCATGTACATATAGATACTTAACTGCAGACTGTAGTGATTAAAATTACAATCATCTAAACTAGATACAGGAGAGAGCATTTTTTCAGACACCCCCTCCCAATCTTTGTAAGATTCAGTCTTAATCTCTTTATTAGTTTTATAGTCAATAATGTTTACTTTACCATTAACTACTTCTACGAGATCTGACTGACCACAGATGCCTGCTGATTTAAGATAAACCATATGCTCTGGATACACGCCTGGTTCTAGTTTTTGTGATGGTGCTAACTTAATACCATCATTTAAATCTGTTGGTTTAAATACAGGTACAGTTATACCTTCTCTTTCTATTGAAGCTAAAGCACATAAGTCAGCTTCTCTTTGGTTATGATAAAAAGTACCAAGAGACATTGCTCTTTCTGATTCAGCATTCCAAATAGTTACAATTTCTTTTGGAGTATAGCCGTACCACTTAGATCTTTTATTCTTACAAACCTTCTTTGCTACTTTCTCAGCATCAAAAGGTATCTTAAAATGTGATACCAAAGTAGTTACACTTATCCAATTAATCTCTGAGCCGTCATTGCTTCTATAGCTATGATCCTTGGCATTAAATACTATACTCATAGTTTCTCTAATTCTTCTTCTTGTTCTTCAGTAATTAAAGCATCCCATTTACCTAATGGACATGATGATGATAGTGATCTAGTTTTAAAAGCAAGAGAGCATCCACATTCATTACAGCATGGAGCTGTACCCTTTACCGCACACTTCTTACCTTTTTCTGGACACTCATCACAGATGTCATATCTAAGTCTAGAGATTTCTTCTACAGTCTCATCTCTAACAACTGAGTTTTTAATTCCCTCAAATATTTGTGATCTGTTTTGCCAGATAAGATTAAGTACGTTCTTCATTATTTTTAGTTTTAAAAAAATTTGTTTTCTTTTCCTTTTGCTCTAAAATTTTTTGTTGAAGTTTTAATAAATTATCAAGTTTTAATTCCATTGCTTTTTTGTTGTGGTATGCATTAAATGTAGACGTATCATGTCCATCTAAAACTTTATATAGTTTATTTATTGTTTTATCTACAATTGTAGGTTTAGCATATATATGACCTAAACCATCAACATTTATTCTTGGATATTTTAAATTACTAAGTATATCTCTTAAATGTTTATAGTAAAACTCAATAGCATTTTCAACTAAATGTTCTTCATAATTATTGTCTTCTGCAAAAGATTTGTAAAGTCTACTTGCTTTCTTGGGATTCATTGCTTAGAAACTTAAAGTCTAAAAGTATAACACCTTCAGTTTGAATTTTTAAATTTGGATTAACTAGTATTTGTTTTTTATTAGTTTGATCTTTAATAACTAATCCAGTTTTCTCAGCTTTATTTATACAATTCCTTACAGTTTGTGCTGATTTAAAGATTGGTTCTTCTTCTGAAGATGCATCATAACAAAAACTTGTAAGTTCAATTGGTTGATTAAAACTTAAAAGAGTTAAGCAATTAAGATCAGAATCACTCATTGTTATTCTATTTACATAACAATGAGTGAGTATCTGAAATTTTACAACCTCCCACTTTGGCATTTTTACACGCTTCTGTACTTGGTTAACTAATGCCATGACTATCCTCTTTTAAGTTTTCTGCTTTCTGATTTAGTAGCAGTTTCTGGTTGATCATTTTCTAAATCTTCCTCTTCATCTTGTGGAGGATTCATCATCATAGCAAATTGATATTGGATACTTGATCTTTTAAATCTTGCTTCATCAATTTCTAATAACAATTTTTCATAATCTAATTGAGCTTTTAAGTATGGCATTGAAGTTTTATAAAACTCAAGCATTCTTTCTTTTTGCTCTTCTAATTGTTCTGGAGTCATCTCCATTTCCGGTTGTTGGTTTGTTGTTTCCATAGTGTATTAATTTACATTAGTTTACACAAATATATATAAAATAAGTTTAAATAAAACAAGTTTAAATAAAAAATCCAGGTATAGTATATACCCGGATCATGTTACTTAGAGAAGATTAAATAATATTATCTATTCTTAATAGTCAAATTTAATATTGTAAGTAAATAAAAGTTTCTTGATATGTCCATTTCAAATGTAAATATATCTAATGATGATAATCTTATTCTAATCATTATTTTATCCCATTGCTTAGCAGATGATTTCCAAGAGTTTCTAAATTTCATATTATAGGTTTTTTAACATTTCTATTACTTTAGGATCTGGATACATATCACTCTTGTCTTTTCTTACAGAATTATGTGTGTAGATTCCAGGTACTCCTTTGAATGCTTCTTTATCAATAGCCCAGATTTCTGATCTATAAGTTTTGGGAATATCATATGTTTCACATAAATACTCTACCAATTGTCTTAAAGATTCTATCTGTGCATCTGAATACTTGTACCAATATTTGGTACCTTTAAATGGTGTCTCTAGTGTTGTAACATTCTCAGGTTTAACTACACCATTTACATAGTTATAGTATTTACCATTGCGGAGTTTTAATGGACCCCAGTTACACACTTCTATACCTACAGAAAGTTTATTAAGGTTCTGATACTTTGCACCATTCTTAGTAAAGTCTTCTGAATCAATACCTAAATGCCAAGCCCAATGTTTAGATGAAAAGCATTGTACAATGTCTCCATTCTCCCCAATAACAAATGCAGTTGCTATTCTTGTATCATTACTATTCCAGTACCGTGATACAGCTACTGCATTGCCTCCACCTGCTGTATGATGCAGATAGATTTGTGTCTTCTTAGACTCTTCAGCATAGAACTGATCTTTGTCTAATCTCGCTTGTACTATTTTACTAATATCTAGTTTCATTAGTTCTTGATGTCTTTATAAGTGTCTGATGCGTCTTTTAAACCTTTTCTTAGTTTCTTTACAGTATCACATGTTTTATTAAGTACATTGTTACCTGTAATATCAAACCAGTTCTCATTGATTGAAGCTAATTCTATAATTGAGAATATGCCAAGTAAAATATTTGTAAGTATTGCCGGAACAGCAATTACAAAATCAAAGTTTAAAAACTTTAGTAATCCATTAATGAATGGAGTAAGTGCATAGTAGTCTAATGGGAATACAACACCCGCAGTAATATAATAACCCAGGGCTTTGTAAACATATCCTTGTCTAAGGATTCTAGATTTAAATACATCTCTGTATTTTCTCTTAGTTTCTTTAGTTATTTTTTTAAGAGATATTAGTTTAACAACTGTATCTACAAAGATTATAAACATTAAAATTATTGCCATTAATTGAATAGGTGCAAAGAAAGATGAAATTGTCAAAACTGCCAGTGTTATATTTGTTCTCATAATGTAGGTATTTGAGCTTTAATCAGACGGTATATAATATATAATATAATAATTATTAACCATATTCCACCCAACCATGCTAGGAAGTTGACCCAACCCGGGATATATTTTATTTTTTGTGGCTTTTGAGTTTTTGTTACAAGTTTGGTTTTGTAAATTGTATTGCCTTTAACTGTCTTGTATACAGTATCTACACGGGCAATTACTTTGTATTTATTATCTCTTACTCTTGATTGTAGTTTAATAATAGTACCATCTTTTTCAGCTAGTCTAGAAGCATATACATTACCTAATGAATCACAGAATAATGTATCTTCTATATATACAGTTTCTCCAGGAATCTTAATTGTAGTATCTCTAATTTGAGTTATATATACTGTACTATCTTTTTGTGTACATAGTGGACAGTATTTCTCCAATCTTCTTTCTAGTGAACAAGAAGTAACAAATACTAGCAATAAAGAACATAGAAATAATCTTTTCATTATAAAGTAGCAAATGTTATAAATGCTGCAAATGTATTTGTTGAACCATCAAAGAATACATTCTGGGACACTAAATATGAATCAGGTGCATTAGCAAATTCTGCATTAATTAAAGACTCTAATGTTGACGGATTATTATCAAATAAGTAAAGAGTTCTTAAGTTTCTATACTGAGGTATTGAAAGCCCTTGTAAAGTTTTCAATTGAAAAGGAAAGTTATTTCCTTTATTACCATAATCTTTTAAATTTCCTACTGACATAATTATTATTTTTTATTTATCTACTTACTTCTTCCCAGTCCATTGATGCATAAATAAGCTCAGTATTTGTACTTGCACTAACTATTAAAGCAATCTCATAAGGAGTACTAGTAAAAGTATCTCTTTCAAGTTGAAAACTAAACAATGCTTCTTTAAGTATATCTAAACTTACTGATGCTTGTGTACTTGATGTTAAGAATCCGGATGCTAATATTCTTCCTCCTGCAAAACTTGTACCTGTAATATTATATTCAACTGATGAATTTACTCCTGCAGGAACCCATGCTCCACCAGTTGTTGTGCCAGATGCTACTATTTTCCAATTGTAAATACCTGTTGCTACACCCATTATTGAAAGAGCTGTGAGGATTACTACACTATCTAAATAACCTGCTCTTAATTTTATACTTATTATTGGATAATAAGTTCCTGCAACAGCCAAACTTGTTGGAGCTGTAATAGGAGTACCTATCGCTTGTTGCGCACCTCTTAATTCATAACCACCTTCAGAAATTACTGTAGAGCAAACCTGTTTTAGTGTACTTGGATTTACGGTTACTCCTATATTAGTTATTTCATATCTCAATGGTAGAGTTGCAGTTGTTATATATGTTGATGGAATTAAATTAGCATGATTAAATTTATGGCACACAATAAAATTACCATCTATAATAAAACCTAATCTTACTGTTCCTTCTCCCAACCATTCAATATCCATAAACATTATCTGAGCTTTGGTAATATCTAATGTTACACCAGAAGGACCAGTACCATTCATTTTATCAACATTCCATGCTGATTGATCTACTACAGATTCAGTAACTACTCCAGTAACTATACTTCTTTCAACAAAACTAAGTGTGTAGTTATTTAATTGAAGATATAAACCATTATCTGTTCCAAAGTAACCGACTCGTTGTCTAAGATTATTTTGAGCTGGAGACATTACAAATGTAGTAAGTATTAAAAGTGATTTTCCTGGTTGATAAGAAAATACTTTAGTAGTTTCACGTAGTACTTGAGAACCATTTGTAGTATTTACATTTAAATTTACTAAACCTTCATTAGGACTAAATACGGCAGCACCTCCACTAGCAGTAGATGTATTCCATAAACCATTGTCATGATATCTATGGGAAGAATCAAATAATGTTAATGGATTAGAAACTCTTTGTCTTCCAAAGGCATCTACAGCCATTGCGCCAGCGGATACAAGATTTGTATTAATACTATCATTAATAGTATCCAAACCTAGCAACATTCTATATTGCCAAGGGAAATTATTCCCTTTGTTTCCGTAGTCCTTTAGATTGCCTATTGACATAATTAATCAATGATCATAAAGTGTATACGTACAGCACCATTTAATGCATTAAGAGCATCAACATTAGATATAACTAATGTAAGTGATCCTGCAGATAAATTACCAAAACTAACCACTGGAAAACCAGTACTAAAATACTCAACAGTTAAAAGAACAGTTGATTTAGTTGTAAGGTTAGCATTGTTAAAAGTAAATGACTCTTGTCCTGTTGCTGCTGTAGTAAGTGCTACAGTTTCAACAACTCCATTTCTTGAATTAAGAGTTACTGGATTACTAGAAACAATTGTTTGAGTTACTGTTCCTTTATCATATAATGATTGTAATGGTTCTGCATTTACTGCTAATGGTAACCAAGCATCATCTCTTGTTACATCTCTAGATCCAATTGCTAAAAGATTAGGTACATCTGTTGGTAAAGTGGTTCTATAATTACCAGCTTTAATCCACGAAATAAAATTTAGAATATCCATGATTTATTGTATTATTATTATTAAATTCTTGCTACTGAAAGATATCTAGCTGCAATAGTAGAAGTCCCTCCAACTGATTCTACAGTAACTACAATATATGTATTAAGTGACCAGTTTATAAATCCTGCTGTCATTGCATTTTCAAAAATTCCAGAATTATATGTTGCTCCAGCATTACTTCCAATAGCTGAATCAGAAAATCCTACATTTGGGTTTGTTCCATTATTTAAAAATTGACAAGCATTATTAGTAAACCATATATCTTTTTCAATTTTTACAACCCTTTGATTTACACCTGATGTTGCAGTATCTGTATCTGCAATAAGAGTTGCTCCAACAGCATTAAAAATAGATCCTTGATTAGGGGCTGTATTAGTTATATAAACTTTTGTTTTTAAAGTTGTTGCTGCTGCTAGTTTTTGCAAAGCTGTATTTATAGCAAAAATAGGCCAAGAGCTATTATTATAAGTATTAGCAGGTATTGTGCTAAATGTAACAGTTATATTAGATCCCGGTGCTACAACAACTAATCCTGATGGAACTTTACTAAAACTTGGTGTAGCTGTTCCAGATGGACCTACAGGACCCTGAATCCCTTGAGGACCTTGAGGTCCGGTTGCTCCTTGGGAAGCTAATAATGCCCAGCTAGTTGGATCTGCAGAAGGATTAACTCCACCTGGTCCTACATTGGCAATACAAAACCAAGATGCTCCACCAAAACCTACTGCATCATCAACAACATATGTTCCTGCTGCTGACCATGCACCTTGCCAGTTAAGACCTGCTGGTCCTACTGGTCCTGGTACTCCTTGAGGACCCATTGGTCCTTGTGCTCCCGCAGGAAGATTTGCTAATAAATCCTGACTAGTAATAACAGCTGGTAAAAAGCTATCTCCTCTAGTAGGATCTTGAATTCCAACAGGAATTAAAGTATTATTAGGAAGAGTAGTGGTAATCTTTAAAGATTTAATCCAGCTTATAAAATTTAATACATCCATGACTTTTATACTATTGTTAATGTTGTACCTGCAGGTACAGTTAATGTTTTCCCTACGCACATTGCTAATGGTGATTGATATTCTAAATTTGAATTATCAGGCAATACTAAATTTTCATTAATACAACCAACTACTTTAAAACCATTAGCCCAAATAGAAGATGTAACAGCAGGAGTAATAGGAGTTATTTGAGAAATAAAATCACTTAATGTGATTGCACCCGCTAAATAACCATCATCTCTTCTAGCATCTTTTAATCCAAGAGGCAAAAGAGTTTGAGTAGGATTTGCAGTAGTAACTATTCTACTTCCTTTAATCCAACTTATAAAATTTAAAATATCCATGACCTTTTATTTTAATGTGCAATTATTATTTATTTTCTAATGCCTCTACTTTAGCAGACAATTCTTTAATAGCTTTAACCAAGATTGGTATAAGTTTACCATAACTTGCTTCTAACTTCTCTGGGTTTTCTTCATATACAAGACCTAATGTTTCAGCCATCTCATATTTTTCTTGAGTAGACTTTAAATCTTGTGCAATGAATCCAAAATCTTTTACACCATGCTTTCCATCTTCTTCTCTATCATTCCAAACAAATGATACAGGATTAAGCTCTTTAACAAATTCTAATCCCACTGCTAATTCAGCAACTTCTTCTTTGTCTCTTGCATCTGATAAAGATGTAATAGACGTTACTGCACATCTTAAAACATTATTAGAACTATTACCTAATGTAATTGAATTACTAGTGCTTGATGTAGGTGCTCCGGAATTTGAACCAATGCAAATATTATTTGAACCTGTTGTAATAGGATTTAAACCGTTTCCTTCACCAGCATATACACCTAAAAAAGTATTATCTGAACCGGTGCTAACACTTTGACCAGATCCCGCACCTACAGTTGTATTTGCACCAGAAGACGTAGTATTCCATAGAGATCGCCATCCAATAGCTGTGTTAGGACTAGATGTTACAGCTATAATACTTTTTAGTGCCCCACTTCCTACTGCTACTTGACCAAATGAGCTGTTTCCTACCACGGCAAGAGCTTGTTTACCCACTGCTACATTTTCAGAACCAGAATTAGTATTTGTTAAAGCAATAGATCCTACGGCAACATTATCATCACCATCTGTAAGTGAGCCTCCACTAAATAAACCTAATACGGTATTACTACTTCCAGTAGTAATGCCACTTCCTCCACTACCAACCATAAGGTTAGCATTAGCTGTTAATGATGCTGGAGCTGAAGCTCCAATATATTTATTTAATGTTCCTGGACCACCAGATAAAGATCTTAATTCAATACCGTTTACATCAACATAGTTTGCTGATTGTGGATTAACAATATCTACATTTATTGTACTCATCTTATTTATTTTTTAATTCATTAAGTTCTTTTGATAAATCTTGTATTGCTTTGACAAGAATTGGAACAAGTTTTCCATAAGAAGCTTCAAGTCTCTCAGGATTTTGTTCATATACTAAATTTAATGTTTCAGCTAATGCTGCATCTTCCTGAGATTTTTTAAGATCTTGTGCTATGAAACCAAAATCTTTAACATCATGTTTACCATTTTCATTTCTTTCATCCCACACAAACTCCACTGGTTTAAGAGTATTTACAAAATTAAGTCCTGCAGTTAACTCAGTAACTTCTTTTTTGTCTCTAACATCTGAGAGTGATGTTATAGAAGTAACAGCACATCTAAGAACTGTATTGCTTGAGTTACCAAGAGTAATTTCATTACTCACAATTGGAGTAGATGGTTCTGCAAGATAACCTATTAGTATATTGTTACTTCCAGAACTTAAATAAGATGCACCAGCTTGACCAGTACCGAGCATAACATTATTATTTCCAGAAGTTAATGTCCAACCCATTTGATAACCCACAATAGTATTCTGACTTCCGGAATTAAATGTTGCACCAGCTCGCAATCCTAAAGCTGTATTCCCTGTTCCACTAGTTAAACTAGGTAAACATTCATGTCCAACTGATGTATTACTTGATCCGGTTGCTAAACCTAGAGCTGAAACTCCAATTGCAGTATTATTAATACCAGTTGTTGTACTTGCCAAAGCATTAAAACCAATTGCTACTTGACCAGGAGTACCAGTATAAAGTTTTAAAGCTTCATATCCAATTGCTACACTGTTGTTACCTACTGTATTTGAATATAATGCAAAATTTCCAATTGATATATTTCTATTTCCAGTAACATTAGCAAATAATGAATTCATACCAACAGCAACATTATTACTTCCTGTTGTACAATTTACTAATGAATATGTACCAACTGCTGTATTTTGATTTCCTGTTGTTAGTGACCCACCAGCACTACTACCAATTAATGTAGTATTAGAACCTGAAACCATTGAAAGACCACCATTTCCAAAAGCAACGTTAGCAGGATCTCCTAGTGGGGAACTTATGTTTACTCCATTTACTCCTACAACATTTGATGATTGAGGAAGTATTATATCTACATTAATTTGGCTCATATTATATTATTTTAGTAGTAATTATATACACTATATCTATAATATAATAAAAATTATTTAGATAACAAACTTATAAGAAGAGTATTTATACTTTGTCCCCGATTTCTAATGTATCAGATATTATATGATCTACATCTAATAACATATCTAGGTTTTCTTGTGTGATTACAATTACATTTTCTACAACACCGTCTACTATTATGGCTACTCTTATCATTAGAAATATGTTATAATTAAACAAAAACCATTTCCTCCAGTTCCGCCCGCGCCTGAGTTTGCACCATTTGCAGATGCTCCTCCTCCCCCACCTCCGGCACCAGGACCTCCATTTCCACCCCTACCCCCAGCTATAGTGCCGGCTGCATCTCCAGAATTTCCACCACTTCCAGCACTTGCAAAAAATAATCCTGAAGGACTATTTGTTAGTAAACTACCATTATTTCCAGAACTACCTACAGCTGATGCTGTTGAAACACTTGCAATTGTTTGTGTTGTAGCAATACCTGTTATAAGAACACCACCTCCTGTATTAGTTGCATTTACTGTACTAAGGCCCCCACCTATTCCACCTCCCGTTAATGGTCTAGATAAATAAGTAGTTGAACCTCCTGAAAAAGCACCTGGTCCTAATGTTCCTGTAGCAAAAATAGATGAGCTATACAATACCCCAAACATAACTGAGTTTCCTATAGAAGAACCACCTTGTGCAGCAGCAGTTCCTCCAACACCACCAAATCCATTTCCAGTAGTAAGTTTTGCAGTAATAGCAGTACCTGAACCACCAAATAATGAAAGTCCCCCAGTACCTCCTGGTGAACCATTGGTATCATTAACTGCTATAGCAGGGCCCGAAGTTCCTCCTGTACCAATCCAAATATTTTCTGTTGCAGCTAAATTGTCCGCATTTATTTTAGCAATGTTAAAAGAACCAGATGAACCACCACCACCTCCATATCGTGCAGTATTAGTTGCCCCCCTTCTGCCTGATCCACCTCCTCCACCACCACTAACTAAATAAACCTCTACATATTTTGCTCCAGTAGGTTTAGTCCATACACCACTGCTTAAAAAAAGTTGAGTATCTATTGCTGAAACACTACTTGTATAATTAGGAATATTTAATGTGGCACCACTTAAAGTAGCTACACCTGATGTTCCTGTAGTAGTTAAAGTTAATTTTGGTTGATAAGTAGTAGCTGCTGTTGCAGATGTTAAGTATGGAGTTAGTGCAGATGAATCTATATATCCTGCAGGATTAGCTGCATCATACGGAGTATATCCAAGAGCTGTTACTACATCTGATCCTGTTATACCTGAGATAAATGCATTAGGATTTGTAAGCGGATAATAGGTACTTGCTGCGGTAGCCACAGTTAAATAACCTGAGAGAGCTGCAGTTGTAATATATCCAGCAGGATTTGAACTTAATGGATAATAATACATGCTATATGTAGATATACCCAAGTTCCAATCTACACCAGGGTTTGGATAGGTACCATATAAATCACCCCCGGCTGGCCCTGTAGGTGAACCACCTCCGCCCCCTGTTGTTTTTGGCTTTCCATCTGGACCAGTTATTTCTATTCCACCACCAAAGACATTACCATTCTTATCAATCAGTTGCATAGTCTACTCCGTAAATATAGTATGTTGTTCCTGGAATATCTGAATAAGCAGTTATCTTGTCTCCAGCTTTTAACGCATATTGCAAGTTATCATTAATTGTGTCACCCGCTGCTAGATTAAATTCATATAATACTTCACTAGTAGCTGTTGATGCATCATATCTTTCTATAGTAAGTACATAAGCTAAAGGATTATAAAACCTCATTGTTAATAGTTTAGTAGATACTACAGCTGTACTACCCGTAGCTAGTGTAGTACCAAGTACATTTAACTCACCTTGTTCAATGATTTCTGCCATACACTAATATACAAAAAAATCCCCAGCTTTGCAACCGGGGATTGTACCTGTATGAGAAACAAGGAAAACAGGCTAGAGTAGTAGGCCGATTGATAGTGCAATAGCTAACATAACGCCAATGCAAATATTTGCAATTTTAAAATCATCTTCATTAATTACATACTGCTGTGAGATTTTATCATACACAGGCTTATATAGTAAATGTGCTATTGCCCATAACATAGCAATAACTGTAAATAATATAATAATTGCAACTATTCTCATCACTTCATTTTTAATAGTTTCTCAGATAACAATAATGTTCTTGTGATCTCTCCAATTGCTTGGTCAAACAAAAGACTCTTTACTGGTGATCTGTTTTCATTATAGTTATCCTTAAGATCTTCTGCTAATTTAGAGAAGGTCTTTCTCAATTCAATAATTTGTTCAGACTCATTGATCTCTTCTGAGTCCAAACCTACTAAGATATCCCCGAAAGAATATATCTTAGTTTCTTTAAAGGCTACTTGTTCACTCATAATTTATCTATTCTTCGTTGTAAATATACTAAAGCTTTTTGTAAATCTTCTTTCTTATTAGAAGTTTTTTTACCAGCTCGTGCTAAATACTTTATAACATTCCCTAGATAAAAGTCTTCATCTAATCCCCAGGCTTCTAGTACATTAAATACCTCATAAGTATTTCCTGCTCCGCCATAATACTTGGGTCTATCAAGATTTACAAGTCTATCTTCAAGTGGTATCTGTTTAGATACTATCTTATCAAACGGTGTTTTCATTTGACTCTGATATATATCTTCTGATTCTTGTGTAAAGTTTACCATACTATTGCAATGTCTCGTTCAGCTACCATTAGTTTTACTCCATCTTCTAGCTCTACCGCTTCAGATGCTTGAAGTCCAATGATTCCCATGTAGACTTTATCCCCCACTTTTACTGATTCTACTTCATCCCCGATAGCATAAACTTCTAACTTAGTCCATGTCTTTCTCATGTCCATTTCAATTGCTTGCTTGTCAGCTTCACTTAATTCAAATGGAGATTCTTTCATTTCTGGTTTGTTTAATAAAACCCTTTTTCCTTTTAGTTGCATTGTATTGGTTTTTAATTTTTCAAATAATTCTCTAGCTTGCAGGTTATCTTCTGCAAGATTAGTTGCCTTTTCCCAAAGTACTTTTTCTTCTAGAGTCACAGACAAATATAAACAAAATTTATTTACCTTGACCTCTATATAACTTTTTATAGTTTTTGCTAGACTTTAAATTACTAGTTTTCGCTTTAGCATGTACACCTGGACGGGATACTTTTGGACTTTCAAGCTTAGTTGATATTTCTTTTATTTTTGCCATGATATAAATTATTAAGTACTATATAATATACTTAATTTTTTATTACCCGGTTATATGTAATATTGTTTTTTGCTCTTATGTCTTTGTGAGTAAACTGCCAAAACTCTCCCGTATCATTTAGAATCACAGTGTATATAGTATCTGTTTCATGCCCATATTCAGTTACTAACCAAATAACCCCCGGGCCTTTTGGTGTGTTTACTTCTACTCTATTAGTTGGTTCATAGATCATAATTCTCTATCTTAATTTGTTCATCCCTTTCTACTAGTCTTGTGTAGAGTTCAATATCTTTACTCCACTCTTTTCCTGTCCAGAATTCAAACCCTGAATAGTTTGACTTATACAGACAGCACTTCTCATATCCCCCCAACAAATATACATATTCGCAGCCAAGTAACTTAGCAGTTTCACATTCATACATTTGAGCTACTGTTCCTAGAGAAAGTTTAGGATCAGCATAATCCCAGATAAACTGGTATGCTACAAATTGTGTATCAAACTGTTTATACAAACTAATTCCCACCAATGTATCTGCCCAGTACTCTATGACTTTACAATCCTTAAAAGATTCTAGTTTAATATCCCGCTTAAATCCATGATATGTACAATACTTATCATACAACTCCACGTAAGCTTCTAGATTACCAGCAACATCCCCGTGTTCTAGTATAATTCTTTTAGATAATTTCTTTGTGGTTTTAGTTGGCTTGTATTCTGTTAGATCTATCCGGGTACTTCTTTCATTGTACCACTTCCCCTCCCAGGGAATCCATCCCTCTTTGAGTGCATCTATAGAAGATTCATTTTCTTCTAGTATACCATAGGCACAATTCACTATGACTTCTAGATCACTTACTTTACCAAAACCATTAATGTGATCAAAATATATTTTCACTTTCTTGAGAAGAAGTTCTTCTTTGGTGCTTCTACCTTGGTAGTCTTTAGTTTCTCTATGATCTACTTCTTCAGCTTGTGCATCCTGACGGTTTAGACCATGCATTTCCGGGACTTTGTAATAGTCAAATGTCTCAGTGGCATCATTACCAATGAGTACTATATACTTACCCATGTCTATCTTCTTCATATACTAATATACAAATTATTTAGCACACTTACTATAGGCATCACACTTCTGGGTAGACTTACATCCAGACATCATGTACCCTATAGCAACTCCTACACATACACCTAATACATATAGGACAAATAGTATCCATTTTTCCATAAGACAAATATAATACAAATAACAAAGGCCCGGGCTTTCAACTCCAGACCTTTGTGCTATTTATTAACCCTTAAAATAACATGACAAACATACAACTAAATTTTAAAACTCCAAACCGGTAGGAGAAATTTTTTATTCTAGAGGATGTGATGGATCCCCTATGCAGACACCCCCCGGGCCAAGCCAAGGAGGGGGACCCCCCTTGTCTTTCCACAGCACGTGTCCTTTTTCTAACAGGCTCAGACAAATTTTTTGCAAGACAAAAAAGTTTGTCATTGCCTCTGCGCTCTCCATCTTCTGCTAACCCTAAATTTAAAAGGATAATATTTATTAACCTTTTAAATTAACAAA